TGCCCCGACCCGAAGAACGGGGCTGCCGCGTCGTGCTACTTGCGCGACTTGCTGACGGTCACCTGCGGCTCGTCACCGGCCGCGGGCACACCCGCCTTGAACGCCTCGACGCGACGCTCCTCGTCCGGCGTGGCCTCCACGCCCGGCGCGACGAGCTGGATGCCCTCGGCCGGCTGCGACTCGACGACCTTGCCGGCCTTCGTGTCGAACCAGACGCCCTTCGACGCAGCCATCAGGCGGTGCCGTTGAACGTGATCTTGGCGACGCCGGTCGGGTCGAACACGGCCAGGCCCAGCCGAGCCTCGAGCAGCAGGGTCAGGATGTTGCTCGTGAAGTTGCTGGCGTGGCTGTCCGTCATGTACGCCGTGACCTGCTGACGGTCCAGCACGGCGACCGCCATCGGGTCGATCAGCAGCGCCGTGCCAGCCGCGACAGCGGTGGAACGGACCTGCGTCATGCCCCACACGCTGCGGGCACCCGGACCGGCGAGGTCCGGCGTGGCGTGCAGACCGGCGCTGGCAGCGTTCGACAGGTCGAACAGCTCAGCGTCAGCCGGGTTGAGGACGATGATCTCCGGGACCGCCTCGACGTCCTCCATCAGGCGCTGCGCGTGCCGGACGGAGACGTAGCGGGCCTCGGCGCTGCCCGGCGCGTAGGAGGTGATGCCGGAGCGGTTGAGCAGGCCACGCAGGTTCGGGCTGGTGCCGTTGCCGTTGATGGCCTGCGAGTCCGCCCGGCGCTTGACCGAGTAGCGGAGCTTGCCGTCGAGGTAGCCCAGCACCTGCGGGGCGTCGGCGGCGGCCTGGCGGGTGATGTTCGCCCACGCGGCGATCGTCGCAGCAGCCTCGGTGACGACCGCGAGGGTCGGGCCGGCCTGCGGCTTCGCGGCGCCCTCAGCGACCTCCGTCGCCTTGTTCGCCAGGTCGGCGAGCGGCGACTGGTCCTGCACGTACTCCACCGAACCGCTGCTGACGTTGATCGTCGGGAGCAGGTCGAGCAGGAATGTGCGGCGGTTGAGGAAGTCGTTGCCGACCCGCCCGAGCCGCTGGTTGTTGATGAGCGCACCGCCGGAGGTGGAGCCGGTGGTGACGTCGGTGACGGCGCGGAACTCCATCGGCACGTCGATCGCCGGGGAGGTGCCGCGGGCGCCGCCGTTGGCCCAGGCGCGGACCTCGTCGTTCTCGGCGAACCGCTGGCCGATGCTGCGGGTGTCGACGACCTCGCCGTCCTCGCGGCTCATGAGGCCGACGAGCGACCCCATCGCGTCGGTGATCTGGGTCGACCGGATCTCCGTCTCCAGGTTGGCCTGGATGCGACCGTCGATCGCCTCCAGCTGCGACCGCAGCTCGGCGGCCTGCGCGCTCTCCTCGTCGGAGTACGCACGGCCCTCCGCCGCCTCGTCGATCTTGCGGAGCTCGGCGAGCTTGCCGGCTCGCGCCTCGTAGTTGGCCTTGATGACCTTCAGCGCACTTGCGCCCATGATCGTGCTACCTCTCGGTGTGGGGGATGTTGATGTGCGCGTGTGCGCGGTGCAGGACGCAGGCCGGAGCCGTTGCCGAGCTGCCGCCTACACGAACCAGTGGGTCGGCCGGCGGAACACCGGCACGACGGCGGGAGCCTCGGGCTCCTGCTCCTCGAGCAGTTGCGCGAGCTCACCGCGAGCGGCGGCCTCGAGCACCGACCGGACCTCGACGTCCCGCTCGGCCTCGGCCGGGAAGCGCCGCAGCACCATCTCGGCGGTCGTCGACTCGTAGGCCGGGGAGATCGTCGGCCCGACGTCGCGGACCAGCGAGAAGGCGTGGATGGAGCGGAGCGGGGTGCCGTCCTCGTCCTTCGTCCACTTGACCGTCTCCGGTCGGGCGCGGAAGCCGAACGACGAGCCCTTGTAGTCGCGGCGCTCGGCGAGCGCCGCAACCTCACGGCCGATGGAGGTGTCGGGCAGGTCGACCTCGTACCGCAGTTCAGTGGCGGTGTCGACCAGCCGGAGGCTGCCGTTGGACGTGCGACCCAGGTAACGGTCGTGCCGGTGCTCGTCGAGCGCCAGCACGTCGCCCTTCTGAATCGCCTCGGTAGCCGCGCCGGGCATGACGCGCTCGCGGAAGCCGCCGAGGTCGCGTGAGCGCGCCCCGTAGCGGATGGCTGTGCCGGACAGAACCAGTCGGCCGTTCTCCGACCGGACCTCGACCGGCTCGGCGAACGGCCGAACCTCGACCTCGCTCATGCGGCCCCTCCTGTCGGGTTGTCTCCGCCGGGGATCGGCGGCAGGTCTTCGTGGCGGCGGGCTTCGTTCTTCGTCAGGAAGCCGGCCCCGATGCCGATGGCGTGGGCCTCGTACCGCTCGCGGGTACCGGCGCGCAGCAGGGCGTCCATGTTGAGCTTCACGAACACGTCGGGCAGGCCGTGAGTCGTCAGCAGGCGCCCGTGCGCGTCCTCGATCCGGTCGACCCAAGGGCGCAGCGAGAACTGCCCGAAGGCCAGGTTCTGCTCCGCCAGACCCGATCCCCACGAGGTCGAGTTGGAGGCGTCGGCGATCAGGTGCGGCGGAACGCCGAACACCCGCGCCACATCCGGCACCTGAAACTGGCGGGTCTGCAGGAACTGCGCCTCGTCCGGCGAGATCGACACCTTGTTCAGCGTCGCGCCGCGGGTCAGTACACCCACGCGGGCGGCGTTGCCGACACCCTGATGGCGGTTGTTCCACATCGCCGCGACCCGCTCGGCCGCCTCCCGCGGGAACTCGCCAGGCGCCTCGATCACCGCGCCCGGAAGGGCGCCGTTGGCGAAGAACGCCGCGCCGTACCGCTGCGCCGACAGCCCGAGATCGACCGTCTCGCGGGCGTAGGACAGCGGGGAGAGCCCGACCGTCGCGCCGGGCATGCACATGCCCTTGATGTGCATGATGTCGAAGTCGTCGTAGACCTTGTCGTTCACCCGGTAGCCGACCGACCCGCGAGGGCTCGTCACGACCGACACCCGGGTCGGGTCCAATACCACGAGGTTCACCGGCACGCCGAGGTCGTCACGGGGTGTCGCCACGTAGGCGTTGCCCGCCGTGAGAAGCGACAGCATCACCTGCGACAGGTAGTCGATCCGGCTGCCCTGCGGCGGCTGGAAACCCAGATAGTCCGGGCGGGGGCGGAACGGACGGCGAGTGCCATTGGCCCGCAGGAACGTGTCCAGCGGCAGCGTCGCAACCGCCTCCGAGAGCAGCCGCAGACAGGCGAACACCGCGGACAGGCGCATCGCCTGCTCGGCCGACGACGCGTCCCCGGTCCGGTAGGCCATGCCCGGCGCCCAACCGTCAGAGCCCGTCCACTGCGGGACGTCCACCAGCGTCGATCGGCGCTCGAACAAGCCTCGCAGGACGCTCACCGGCGAAGGTCAATCCCGGCGAGCAGGAGAAGAACCCCCGCAGCGGCAAGGCCCGCAGGCCACGCCAAGAAGGACACGCCGGCCACGAGGGCGCAAGCTCCGAGAAGCAGCAGCACAGCAGCCACGAGCGGTCCCCTCACAGTGTGTAGAAGTCGCCGGGCTGGACGTCGTTGAGAACATGAGCAGCGCGGACCAGGGCGAACAGCGGGCCAGCGCCCGGCGAGTCACGCAGCAGGAAGCCGCGAACCCCAGCGGTCGTCGTCGGCCCCCAGCGGACCGCCTGCACGGCCTCGTTCAGCTCCGGCTGGTTGCCGTGACGCAGAGTTCCGGCGGTCGCGGCGTCCACGAGGGCGCCACAAGCGACCGGCCACACCGCCGATCGGACCTCCTCGACCGGCAAGCCGGCCCGCTCGAGGTCGTCCTTCAGTGCGGTCGGGGCAGCGACCCGTCCGCCGTGCGAGCCGACCAGCTCGACCAGCCGCTCGACCAGGCGGTGCGACGGGATCGAACCGGGGACGCCCATCTCGCCGTGCACCCCCGCAGCGGTCCTCCAGGCGACGACGATCGACGCCGTCCGGTCCTCCGCGACGTCCACACCCCACACGAGGTCACGTCCGCGAGGGGAGTTCGGGGCAGCGAGCACGTCCCAGCCGGGCAGAACAGCCTCATGCCGCAGCCGCTTCGGCTGCCACCAGCCGAGCCGTTCACGAGCGAACGTCTGATCGTCCATCTCGGCGCGCTCATCCGCGACCGTGTCCTCACGCAGACGGGTACCCAGCGCCGGATTACGCGCCGCCCACTCCGCACGACTGTCCAGATCGACCACCGACAGATCATCCGAGCAGGACCACTCGTCCCAGCACAGCCGCCCGTCGACCCCCTCGAGTGCCGCCCGGCGGAACCGAGCGAACACCTCACCAGCCTCACCGGGCGGCGGGGGAGTCCCGAGCAGGATCACCTGCGGGTTCGCAGACGCCGCGATCGTCGGGCGGAGCGCCGCCCACTGATCCTCGGTGAGCTCCTGCGCCTCGTCAGCGAGCAGCACATCCACAGAGAAGCCGCGGCCGGAGGACTTCGTGCGGGCAGCGAACTCGACCTGCCCGCCGTTGCGGAGGACGATCGCCTCCTGGCCGTTCGTCCGGCGAATCTCCCGAACCATGTCGTGCAGTTCGGGATAGCTGCGCGGGTCGTCGAAGAATTCCAGCAGCCGGGCGAACGCCTTGCGGGCCGTCTTCACCTCATGTGCGGTGTGAAGAATCCGCTCACCGAGGGCTACCATTCCGTACAGCTCGCGGATCTCGGCTACGCCGTTTTTCCCGTTTTGCCTTGGGCAGGCGGTGCCGCACCGAGACGCAGCCCAGCGCCGGTCACGAACCCCCAGCCAGCCGCGCAACACGTCGACCTGCCACGGGTCCGGGACCATCCCGTAGGACGACGCCAGCCACGCCGCATCGTCACCCTCAGACCGAGGCGCGTCCGGCGCGTGGTGAACGCGAGGCGACGCCGTCCCCGGCAGCGGCGGCGCGACGGCGGGCAAGCTCATCGAGAGCCGTCCCTTCCTTCGGCGCCGGCAGCGCGGCCAGACGATCGAGCACGTCACTGAGCCGCCCATGCAGGGCAGCGGCGTCCCGACCGGAGTCGGTAACCTCGAGCCGGCGGGCGATGTCGTCCCGCTGAGCCTCCAGAGCCCTCCGAGCGTCACCGCTACCCACCGCGGACAGCAGGCCGTCAGTGGCGCTCTCAGGGGCCGTCACGGGGCCTCCTCGATGCGGAACGGGACACGGGGGGAGAGGCGCAGCACTCGCGGGTGGCGCGTGGAGGTCCCCGAACTTTCGGAACCGAACATTCAGTAGGTCACCAGCGGTAGGGCGTAGTCC